CGTACTCTTCTGGTACACGCCTCTGTGGGAGTTGTGTGCCATAAGCTTCAGTTACTAGGCGGTTTCTTAGGTTCGCCTCTGCGTTCATAGTCATTTGAGAGGCTTCATCCAAGTATGGGGTAGCCGTATTTGGCTGACCGCCCATTGGGACGCCGTTCTCTGGACTCATGATTGGTTGACCGGCTTGTCCATCTGGACCCGGCATCATTCCGGTAAGACTCATGATCTCCTGCGCGATGGAGTTCTTAACCATCTGTAGGGCGCCATCCGCCTTCGCATCATCAATAAGTTCTTGCCTAATCTCTTGAATTTTCTCTGCTGGGAACTCTTCACCAAGAGCGCGTAGGGCGCCTTCTTTAGACTCAAGGCCCAAAGACATTTTGGTTTGAATCTCGTTCAAAGCAATTAATTTATCTAGAGGTAGAGGCTGCGGGAAGTGAACAATGGATCGATAGGTAATGTCATCATTTGGGTCTAGTTGAGCCAACTGCCCCGGTTTTAGAGGGGTACTGGTTGTTGGGTTCCATGTAAATGTCTCAGGTTCTTTAACCGCTAGATTGAGAAGAATAAGCTCGTTGACTCTCTCAAGTCCGTTTGCGTATTGAATAATCTTTTGATGGTAACGGTTCATCAACGGCTGGAACTGGATTGAAAGCGCCACACCAGATGTGTTAGAAATAGGTTGAGCTTGACCAAGAGCCGTTTCCGGCACTCCAATCATTTCGTGCATTGACTTCTTGAGCATTGCCATGTACTCCATGGCTCCCTTTAGTCCTTGCGATCCGCCTTCCAAATTCTCAACACGGGCATCCTTGGGAAGTCCTCCCCATACTTTATTGGCTCCTTTTTCAAGCTGGGATGCTTTGGCGCCAATAATGACAGTAACCGGCGCTGCGTGATAATTGATAATGTCAGCAATGTCTGTAGCAGTTTCATTATAAGAGCGGTTAATAGAAATAATATCGTTGCAATCAGAAAGCCCCCAAGGAGAACCACTGATACGGACATTTGGAATATGAACAACAGGAATAGTGCCGAGTGGGTTAGGGCGCGAATCAATGAGCTCATCATTGATGTACTCCTCGATAACATCATCTGTAAGGATTTCCGTGTAGGTAAATACCTGACGAGTTCCTTCCAAAGACGTTCCCCAGAAGCGGTACTTAAGCTTAAAACGAATAAGGCGTTCACGGTCATGAGGGTGAAACTCTGGGAAGCAGAAAGATGAGTTAAGGGGAAGGATACGAACGCGGCCGGGATGGACCCTACCAGCAGGATCTTTATATTCCTCTTCGTAGGCGACTTTGATGAAGCAGTCACCAGAGACTGTGCCTTGCTGACCAATCTCCCAAAGAACTGTGGCTTTATTATTGTCAACCTCCCAAACTCTCTCGAGAAGGTCCGGAACAATTGCTTCAGTTTCCTTAGGGGAACGGAATTGAACACCCTTACCAAAAGTGAAGTTGATAATAAAGTCCGAAAACGCACGGTAGTAGTTTAGCGCGATTTGTGATTCGCCAGTCTGTCGGCGATAAGAATAATGATGACCTAGGTACATCGCCCAGTTCATCGAGTAACGGTTTAAGCGAGGACCGTGAACCTCAAATTCTTCATCAGCAAGTTCCACCAAACCAAGTGGTGAAATGGAGATAGTAAGATCGCTTGACGCCGCCCTATAACTGGGTGGTGAAAAGTCAATTGAACTCACTTAGCACTCCTAAACTGATAGGGCGCAATCGTAGCAAAAACTACTTTTTAACGCCTTCGCCCTTAATGAGACCGCGACCAACTGGCTTGGTCACTTTCTTCATAATCTTCTTTTTGTCTTTGTCTTTCTTTTCTTCTACGTAATCTCTATTTCTAGGATCAATTTCCTTTTTAGAAGTTACGTATTTTCCGCCCTTCATTGAGTACTGAGTGTGTACCCAGTGAGCGGCTGCGGGAGAAGGATATTTTGCAAATCTACTTTTTGCCTGCGCCACAACCATGTTGTAGAGACGAGGATTAGCAGCGATCTGTTTAGGACCCTGCTGAACTGATTTACCTGAGATTAGCGCCATAGCTGTCCCTTAATAAGTTGTCCTGCCCCGGGTTAATGCTAAGCAAATAACCTATTTAATACGAGGCAGGACTCCCTAAATTGTTAGTCGGTTACTACCGCAGGATTTTGTGATTCCTGATGTCCGCCATCACGGAAGACTCGTTCGAAGTCGTTCTTGCCATGGTCAGCAAATGCACCTGTCGAAAACTCTCCAAGGTGGTCTGGTGCTGAAACCCATGCAGCGGAACCGACGTGAGCACGCTCACGCATTGTCTCTTCTGCGGTCTTTGTGTGAACTGGGGCATTGCGGTTTGGACGACCTGCTGCAGGCTTATAGCCTTGCTCTGCTCCCGTTGCGAATTGTGCTGGAACATCTGTATCAGTTGCGACGCCTTCTTCAAAACGAAGTGGACCGCGCTGACCTGGAAGTGCGCCCGCCATTTTGCGGTCGTACATGTTGCCAGGACGTTCTGGGAACTTAGGTGATGGTGCAATTGTCATTTATGACTCCTTATATAAGGTTGAGGCCTCAGGTAAAAGTATCCATCAGTGCAGGGGAAATCTCATACTAAAGTCGAGATTATCTGCCATAGAACGGGGATGAGGACATTTCTACTTGAGGCATGGTCAAATCCATGGTTAGGGCACAGGCAATGGCAAGGCTGTCTGCATAGTCATCGTGGGCATGGGCTTCTTCTGGGGCATGTGCCAAAAAGTTAGGACCTTGGAACTTTGTCTCCAAGTCCGTCATTTGTTGGTAAAAACGCTTCCATGATCTTAAACGACGAGTTTTTGCGTGGGCTGGCCAGCCGACCATTCGTCTGTCAATAAGAGCTTTTAGGTGCTTCCAACGCTTGGATTGTTCCTGCTGGCTACTGCCAACAGAATGAACTTCGGCTCTTGGTAGAAGTAGTCTAAGTCTTTGAGCTACTGCATCACCAACACCATTTGCGTCAACTCCCACAGCCAGAACATCGTAGTTAGATAAGAAGTTAACTATTTGAAAGTACTGATCTTCCCAATCATCTCCTTGAATCTCTAACCAGTTTAAGATTCTGTGGTCGAAGTATCCGAATTCGTCCGGCCTGTCCCAGTCGACCCAGACCACCGTGACGACTGTTGAGTCCATCTTCCGTGCCGGGTCAACTCCCACGACGACAGGTGTTCGGTGCCAAGCTTTAACAACTTCTTGAGAGGTGTCGCCAAGTTCGTCCATAACTTGTGATGTGACGAACATCCCTCTCTCCAACAACCATTTGCAGTTGTACGACATTTGAAATTCATCGGAGTCCTCTCCAATTCTAAGCATTTCGCGCTTAATGAATTTTCCGTAGTTCGCATTAACTTTTGAAACTTCTTTCCAGTCCCACTCAAAGTGGTTCTGTTTTGATCCTCTGCTTGTTTGACGTCTTTTATTCAATTGTATACTTTTGTAAAAATTATTTTTGCTTGTTGTAGGAGTTCCAGTCTTTACCATCGTGCCTGAGTAGTACGCCAACATAGGCGAAATAGACTTAGATACAACAAAGTCATCAGCCTCTTGGCACTCATCAATAACTACAAGATGGAACGACTTAGACTCAATCTTTGCTCTTGGGTTAGCGGTCATCATAGTGAGGCTGGAGCCTGAGTTTTTAAGTCTGATTTGGCGAGTTACTCCGGGAACTTTTCCAAGGCTATCGTCAATCTCAGGGTCACCTAAAATTTCAATTGCACGCTCACTTGTAAGTCGATTTACAGATCTTCCAAAAAGTGTTTCTACCTGACCTTCAACAGGTGCAAACATTCCAACCCAAATTCCGTTTTTAAACTTACCCAATAAATCTGGGTACATACGAGCCAATCTCGGTAGCAAAACCATTAATGTAACTACAGTGTTTGCAATTGTTTCTGACTTACCTGACTGACGAGCTGCAAGTGCAGTTACTTCTTCACCGTCATTAATAATTACTGATTCAATAATTCTACGAGCTAAAGGTTTTTGATATGGATGCAAGTCGTGTCCAACCAAAGCCTCCATGAATGTCATGGTTTTGTCAATGAGTTTATCTACGAACGCTCGAGAAAGTTCGTCTAAGCCGTCATCCTCCTCAGGAGGAAGGTCGTCTTCAAGTTCTTCCTCAAGGAGTTCGTCTTCTTCTACAAATTCAATGTCACTCATACTTACCTAAGTCTAGAATAAAACACAAAGCTCTGGCTTTTTGAACCAGAGCTGAGTGCTGCCACACGGGGAGAAGGAAGTGAGGTAGGTAAAGTATAGAACAATTAAGAATTTTTGGTCATACGGCTATACAGCTCGTCAACCACAGCATGGATTGCCTCGGCTCCAGTTAGGCCCTCTTTCAAGACATTGATGTCTCTGGTCTTTTCAAACTGGGTAATGCATCGACCTAAGTCAAACATTGCTTGATCTATCCAAAGAGTTAATTCTCCAGTAGGTATTTTTTTGACCCTTTTAAGGATTTTTTCGTCAAAGGGCTTTACCCAAGGTTCTTTTTTCTTAAAAAGTTTCATCGTATAGTCCGTCCTTTGGGGTCCAAGCGGTTCGACCTTTCATGGCGTTCATCATAATTAAGTCGATATCTTCGTCGGTTAGTAGGTGAGGATTTGAAACTGTTTTAAACAGGATACCTGCGTAAAAACCAGTGTGTGTAAAAGGGGCCCTAAATACTAAGCACTTGCCTTTTCTAAAAGGCAGCTCTGTCTCTTGAGTTGTTCCTACTTCAATTATGGGCCAAGCCTTCTTGTGCCAATACCGAAGAGTTCCTACATATAGTGGTCCGTAAGTCTTCATTAGTCGTTAAACATAACCCTTGTCTCTGGGGGCATCTCTGCCGGATTAAAATATCCCCACGGCTGATCGTCTAGCCCGCTATAGCGCAAGTATAGCCCAGTTGAGTTAGATGCTTTCAAATCGTTCCAGAAGTCTACAGGGATGTCGTAATACTCAATCCAAGGTCCATTGTTTTCCGCGCCCTTTTTGCCACGAAACTTAACTACTAGTTTTTGAGCCTCTACGCTGTAGGCAATTTTTAGCGCTCGCGGTCTGTCTGGATTAGTAGTTGGGGCATTCATGACTCTAAAAGACGGTTCGGTCTCCCGCTCTTTTTCAGGGTCTTGCGTGTTAATAATTTGCCAGTCATCAAACACTTTTTCTCGGCTTCGCATAGCCAGATTGAGGCGTTTGTTCTCAACGTCTTCTCGTGTTTGTCGAGTTCTCTTATAGTAGTTATCTTCAAATCTTGGCATGGCTACTCACAGACATGATCGCCGGTTTTATTCTCTAAAACTCTGGCGTCACAGACCTTACAGATCATTGTGCGGGGAGCGGTGTAGTTGTTCTGAGCCGTGGCTCCTACTGGAAAGTTTGAGCCATCTTCTGCAGACTCTGGGACATAGTCGTCCACAATTGGCTTTTCGTTAAACAGCTCTCTTGGGAATGGTCCCTGAGGCTCTAGTACCTGCTTTGGAACAGGGTGCGCCTGAGGCGCATCAATCCTCGTTACTCTCATCAGTTATCTCTGATGGTGCGTCGGCCGCCTTTTTCTTTTTCTTTGGCGTTGTTTGTGTTGGGATGTCTAACTGTCCAGCCTCAGCACGTGGTCTTAGAAAGGCGGGAAGACACTTATAGCAGTAGTAAATGGCGCTTACGCCTGGATCCGCTACTACATAAAGCGCTGAGTCTGGACAGTTAAAACATTTCATGTTACTTCTTCTTTGTCTTTGCGTCTAACTTCTTTGTCACTTCAGCAGCGGCTGCTTCAGCAACTCGACCAAATGCTGGGTCTTTCTTATTCAACCAGCGAAGTGCTGTAGGAATTAGTGACGCCCAGAGAGCATTTGCAACTAGCAACCATTCACCAGATCCAAACTCAAGTGGACTGGAAATTCCGCTAGTTTGAGTAACGATCATGACCGCACCAATTACCTGACCAAGCAGGTTACGTGCGTACGATTCAATTGCGGCTTTATTCATATATCTCCTAGTGTAGCGGGCTTAGCCCGTCCGACTAGTGTACTACTTTGAGCGCTTACGGGTCTTGGGCTTATCGCCCTCTGTTAGGTGCTGGTCTAGACGACCCTTCATTTCCGCTAGATCTGTTTTGATTTCTGCGAGCATAGGCAGAATCTCTAGTTTGATCTTGTCTGAGAGGCTCTCTCCGCCGTTTGGCTTTAGTTCTGCTAGGTATGCTTTAATAACCCACCGGGTAAACCCAACGAACACCACTAATGTCGCTGTAATAGATGCTGCGACTCCCGACCAATCTAGAACTGACATATATGAAATCCCTATCATTAATTCGAGGCACCGTATTATTCTGCGACTATTGTCACATTTATCAAAGATTGATGATTCATTTATACTGTAAATATGTCCGATTTGTCTATTTATATACGCATAAAAAATAAATTCTAGTTCGATTTGCGACGGTCTGTAACGCATGTGCTATGGTTAAACCTGATAAGCCACCAGTGATGGTGGCTTTTCGGCACTGAGAGGAGCAGTAATGCTTAATATCAGAAAAGTAAAGCGGGAGAAGGCTGCGTTACTTTTGGTCTACGGGATCTTCCTTGGTGCATTGCCGCACGCTGTTGCGAGTGATGCTCCGAAAGAGGTAGTCCAAGAGGTTGTAGTTATAGATCCGTTAGAGAAGTTCAAAGGCGCTAAGGAGTTATCTGAGGCAGACCTTAAAGAGCTACTCGAAGCAGTCGGGTTTGAGGGAAAGGCCCTCAGGACTGCTTGGGCTGTTGCCATGAAGGAGTCGAACGGTAGACCGCGTGCCCACAATGGGGACCTAAGTACCGGAGACAATTCTTATGGAATCTTCCAGATAAACATGCTGGGAGGTTTAGGAGAAGACCGACGTGACAAGTTCAACCTAGAAACTAACAAGGAACTATTTGATCCTGTTACTAATGCCAAAATCGCCTTCTTTATGACTGCGGGTGGCGTTGATTGGTCTTCGTGGAAGGTACATCCCGGAGGCAACAATGGAGAACGATACGAACAGTTCTATGCGCTGTTCCCAACCATTTAACTTGTAAAGCAAAAAAGCCCCCGAGAAATCGGGGGCTTTTCTGTTAGGGCTATTAAGAAGCTGCTGCCCAAGGAGTGATTGTGATTGTTGCAGTTGTTGCAACACCAGCTGCGTTTGCAGCGGTGCTCTGAACACGGATGGTTCCAGCTGTACCGCCGAGTGTGCCGGTTGCGTTGATACCAGTGGTATCTGCGACTGTGAAGCCAGAACCAGAAACGGTGATCTGACCTGCACCTGCAGAACCGGTAACTGTCCAAGTACCAAGTGCGTATGCTGGAAGATTGACTGGAGATTCTCCAGCTGGTGTTCCCGCAACGAGTGTGACCTTGGTGCCTGTTGGGTAGTTGGTATGTGCGCTGGTCGCGTAAATAACAGCAACTGTTGCACTTGTAGCATTGAAGCGAGTGATGTCGGTACGAGCGTTCGCAGCCGCAGAAGCGGTTGTGATGTTAGCTGTTTCGTAACCAGCATCCTTAAGAGCATCAAGTGCCAAAGCGGTGGTAAGACCACGAACGTCTGGAACAATGATGTTTCCAAGGCCTACACCATCAGCTGCTGTAAGAGCAGTTGTGGACTGTACCTTTCCGTACTGACCGGTGATCAAGCCAGCGTTTGCTGCGTTTGTCACTGTAAAGCTAACAGCGTTAGCTGTTGCAACTGTAGCGGATGATAGGTTGTATGCGCTTGCGCTCAAGCCGGTGATGTTAACTACATCGCCAGCTGCAAGGCTGTTCTGTGATGTATAGATAACGGTTGTTCCGTCGCCTGAAACTGCTGTAATGATGTAGTTTCCTGCTCCAGCAATGAATGCTGGGTATCCTGACCAACCTGCTTCTGCGTTTGCGTGGTTGTCAAGAGCCGCGTCTAGACGAGCGCTTGGATATACGGAATATCCGCTCCAATCGTAATTCTCAGCAGCGTCTGCTGCTACGACTACTGTGGTTCCGCCATCTGTGCGGTCATCGTTTGGTTGCATAGGGAAATTGCCCCATACAAAGTCAACGGCCTGTTGACCTGATGAATCTAATGCCATTATTGACCTTTTCTCTAGAGTGGTATAGCGCCTGATCGGGGCGCGTAACTATTGTCCAAGAGGCTAGGAAGGCTGTCATGCCTAATAGGGGCTTATTTGACCCGCTTCTGATGGTCTTGGTATTTGACCCCATCGGTGTGCTCACCGTTGAAATAACGTCTTCCAGAGGCATGTGTTTTTTCTTTATCAACCGTATCTCGTTCTGTGCTTAAGCGGTTGGATTCGCCAATCTCTTTGGCTATTAAGTCCTCGCTGAAATAGGTTGTTGCATCATCAATTTCAAATTGGTCTACAAAGTACCTAGGTATAGGGATAAATGCTCCTAAAGGGTCCCCCTTACTTATAACTATTGTGGTATCAGGGGTTGTAATTTTAAAATTAAAGGTAAAGTCTCGACGTATGTTGTCGCACTCAATCACCCCAGTTAAAGCAACGCAACCAGGTATATATAAATTTGGCGGTTGTATGGTCATAAGATTTATGCCCGGGGGAGTTTTAAGAGCAAACCTGTTTTGAACTGTAACTATTCCAGAACCGAATCCAGACTTTATAGTTTGTTTTTCGTGGTTGTCTCCATTTAAATAAGTTACTACAGCATCATCTGCGCCGTCTTTCCAGCTTATTTCAACATCTAATAACGAATTAACTAAAAATCCGTATTGATTGCCAACAGTTAAAGGTAGACAGTAATAAGCGTGCGGGTCAAACCAATCTCTTTTTGGCACGCCTTTTAGAGGAGTTATTACCTCTTTAAGGTAAGTCTCATTGCCCAGCACATGAGGTACCGCTAATATTTTATTTTCAGGTACTTCATAACCCGCATCATTTATATACGGACCAGTCATGAGACTTCTCCTTGTTGAAAGTCCAAAATGATGCGATTGTGTATCTAGTTCCATTTTCAATAGTGGTTACTCCATGGAGATGTTCTGGATCTCCGGGATGGACTGCAAGTTTTCCAACAGCCGGAACTACCTCAGTGCCAAAGTTAGGGTAGTACGTGTGACCACCCAAGTAATCAGCGTTTAGATAGATGATGCTTCCAAACACCCTATGATCAAATCCTTGAATATCTGTGT